TTTTACTTTTCGGCTGAATTTCAATAATGCGGGCGATACGTTTTAACAACAGCGCTTGAAAATGAGGGACCAAGCACGCGGCCGAAGTGGAATTAATCGCCGCAAGCGTGGTGCTACCTATCACACCATCAAGGGCCGTTGGCTTGGCGCCGCACGCTATGGCCGCTTTTTGCGCAAACAGGGCGGAAGTGGCAACGCCGAATAAAACACCAGCGTCTAGGATTATCGTAGCTAGCGGGGGTACGGTGATCTTATCACACCGCAACGGTTTCCAAAAATACTCCTGGTAAATTGGTAGCACGTCATAGCGGGTAAGTGCTTTCACGTCCTCGGGGCTGGCCGGGCGCCCAAGCCAAGTGCTTAAAGTTTCACGGGTTATGCCGTGATTTGTCGCACCGCCGCCGTCGTCTTTATCGTCGACGTAACCATCTTCGTTTTCTAAAACGTAAACTATGGCATTTTCAAAAAACTCGATCATAATGGCGGCCCGTCCTCGTCGTCTAGTACGCGCTTTTTGATCCCCTCCCACTTTTCGCCGGCCAGCATTTTCAAAGCGGCATGAGTGCGCTTTAGCTCAAGCTTGAATTTCGGGCCGTTGGCTAGTCGCTGTTCGACTTCCTTTAGCCTACCGTCAAGCTTTTCGGTCGCGATGGTGTTAGACTTTACTGCATCAGATAGGTTTTCGATAACCGTCGCCGTTACTTTGTCTTTATTCTCCCGAAATTGCCAAAAAAATTCAGCCAGTTTGGCCATAAGGTGCAAGGCACTCATGACCGTAACCGCTGAAAGCAGGCCCGCTAGACCGGTTGATTTTATAATTTCTTCCATACCAAAAAACCCCGGTGCTAGTGGTTTGACACCATTTTACACCGGGGCGGTATTTCAGAAAACCGGGCAAGCTTTGCCTAGCAGGGCCTAACCAAAGCGCCTGAAACAGCCGATAGCACTTCGGCCGGGCGCGGTAGCCAAGATATTAAAAGATCCTCGGGTACATTTTCGGCCTCTACTTTTTCGGCCTTATTCGGGCAATTGTCTAAAACTTCCCATATGCCGCCGCGCCCGAGGTTCACCATGCGCCAAGCCCAACGGCCACGCCGCCAATGCGAAATAAAATCAGGATGCTTGCAGGTCGCAACGTAGAAAATCCAAGCGTCACCCGTCGCGGCCATATGGAGCGGGGCCGAATCGTTTGTAACCAGGGCGGGCATCATCTGTAGTAGTGCGACCGATTCCATAATGGACAATTTATTACGGGCGTCACACCAAACATTAGAGGCGTCCACGTCCACGGTGCCCCTGTTGTCATCGGTATCGCCGCCGATCAACACCACATTGAATTTTTCAGCTAGGCCGCCTATCGTATCGTCCCACCACGTTTTCGGAAAAGTCTTAGACTGCCAATGCCGGCCGGCGTGGACGGCTACCGAAGCCGCGAGCGCATCGGGCTCGCCTAGTCTCGTTTTTCGCAAGGCGTTGTAAAAATCTAGCTCGCTAGGCTGTATCGTCACTTCTTTTTGTTCGACGGGTATCTGACACCGAAAAGCACAAAGGGCCGGAAAGTCCACGGCATTAATCAGCATATGACTCATAAATTGCCATTGCAGGCTTTCGGGCGAACGTATCATTTCAAAAGCGTGGTATTTATCCCATAGTGGGGCGCCTTTGGTCAGATCGAAAACGTCTTTAAATTTTAAATGCTCGAATAGCTCTGGGTGATTAGTCGCAAGCGAAAACTCGCAGCCCTTGAACGTGCGCATAGCAAAACGGATGGTGGGCTCCGAGCAAATAACGTCACCTAGACCGCCCCAAGTGACAAAAATTAAATTGCGCTCGGTGCCGCGTTCGATTGCGGCGGCCGTGCGAAACGAGGGAATTTCAAAGGCCGGTAGCGTTACAGTGTCGGCGGCTGATTTGAGTGGTGTTTTCATTGGTGCTTCGGTTTCCATCTTAGGCGTCATACTCCAAAACTAGCTTAAAGTTTTTTGCGGGGCCGGCATAGACGGGGACAATAACACCACTTGAAAAGTCAGTTAACCTGATATTGTTATCGACCACCGTAACGGTGTATGTGCTACCCGGCGTCACCGTAATATCGAGCTCAGCAACAAAATTTTCCCGTACAATATTGGTCGTAAAAGGTAGGGTAGACATTAGCGTTGGCGTGGACTTATCCGCCGTAGTCGCGCCGTTTGTCCCAAGCTGCGCGAAGCTATTATCACCGGCCCCGTATATAGCGGACCCACCGGGGCCCATAAAATACGCTGTACCCCGGCCGCTCACGGCGACGGGGCTTGCAATGTTGGCGCTATACCCCGCCATGGAAACGTGCACAAATTTCCCGTAGCCCGTTACTAGCGTTGGTGTTGAGCGGGGCACTACGTCGTTTTGCGCAAGCTGCCCGTTAGTGTTCGCCCCCCAAGTGTAAGCTTGGCTATCGGTCGCAAGTCCAACCACCGAGCCCGGCGCGGCCGATACCTCAAGCCACTTGAGCCCGCCCGACACTAAAACCGGCGATGAGCGAAACGTTACGCTACCGTCGCCTAGTTGGCCGTTGGCATTGTTGCCCCATGCATACATATCACCGGCCGTTGTAATCCCGTAGCACGACGGTGTAGAAGCGCCGTCGGTGGTCACATATTTGAAGGCTAGACCACCCACCACTAGGGTAGGTGAGGCGATCGGCGTAGTAGCACTACCCGTGCCAAGCGCCCCGGAAGTGTTGACGCCCCATGCGTAGGCGGCGCCGTTGGAAGCGTTGATCGCGAGGTTAGATGAGCCGTTGGCGGCGACAAATGAAAATAGCTGCGCCGTGGCTATAAGTACCGGCGTACTACCAATAGACCCAAGCCCCGAACCGACCGTATTACCGCAGCCGTATAGATTGCCGGGGCCGTCGATAAACAGCGAATACTGGTAGCCCGCCGCCACTTGCCGAAAGCGGTACCCGGTAACAACAGCCGAAACCGACTCAGCCCCGGTGGTGTTATTAGTGCCACACTGGCCAAAAACATTCGTGCCAAAAGCGTAGGCAGCACCACCGTTATCAAGTGCAATCGAATGGGAAAACCCCGACGAGTTAGCGCTTATTTGGGTGATAGTGGGAATGCTCGTAACTAGCAGCGGCGAACTACCGCCGCCCGTGCCGATACAGTTTCCAAAACCCACGTTTAAATTCGCGCTATGCCCGCACCCGAACCATGCGCTCCCTTGCGAAGCCGATATATAAGGCGAAGTGATCGCCATAAAATACCCCGAACCGCCAATTAATTGCGGGTAGAGCGCGGCATATACTTTGGCCCTAACAGTTTTGACACCACCTGGGGCCGTCCAATATTGGCCATTGATAATTGAAAATGATTTTCTAGTGAGGTTTTTCGCGCCCATTATTTACCCGCCCCGTTTTTAAGTAGTCAAATACCAGTTTGTTCCGTCGCACAACCACTTCCATGCGCCGCCGTCGGCCGCTTCGGTGAAATTCGCGCCAACGCCTTCTAAGAGCTCACTAGCGGCGCGTTGAATGGTGATGTTATTAGTCGCTGCGTTTTGGTCTTTATCGACGGTTTGAAAACTGAAACTAGCAATTGCCGCCGGCAAAATAAAGGTCATAGCTGCGTTATTGGAGCTCACCAGGAAAGTTTTACCGTTGTCGGCCGCCGTCAGCGTGTAGGGCGATTGGGTGGACGGGTCAAGAGTGACCGAAGCGCTACCCGTGACTTTGCGCCATTTGGATGCGTCCGATAGCGCCTGGCCGGTGTTTGAGTCGATGAGCGAGGCGTAAATACCGCCTACACCGTCGCTGGCAAAACTACCGATATAATACGTCGTACCCGTATCCCATTCGGGTATGCCGCTTTGGAAACCGTAAGCAATTTGCCGCGCAAACAGATAACAAAGGGCGTTCATGTCCTCGATAGTCGGTGAGTAAGCGCCAACGGCGCCACCGAACCACCCGACTAGGTAATTGGATAGCCCCTGTATAACGTCCGGGTCAGTAGAAAAAACTGGCGAACCGGCCGCTAGTGATCCGAATTGCGCTATCTGATTACCACCCGCCGTGCTGCCAAACACCAATTGAGTTTTTCGCGCTATTTTTGACACGGTATGTCCCCTAATTAAAAGCCGGCGGATTGTGCATAAGACAAAAACAGCCAATCGGTATGGTACGAGTTATAGCGGTTGAACGGTTCGCTATTAAATGCCGCTTGGAAGTAAGTGCCAAAACCAAAAAATTTATTGATGATAGGCGCGTAAATGACGCCCGCAAGCTGTACGCCCATGGGCCGGGGTAGCAGGCCCTCGGTCACAAATAGCTGGACTAAATCCTGCGAGCCGACCGCCGTTGAGATTAGATAGCTCATGTGCATGTTGGCGTAGTCAAACACCAGCACTTCGCCCGGAAAAAACCGGTATAGCAGATTTTGAATATCCGCTAAGGAGCTCCCGGCGCTATTTTTCACAGTCGCTAGTTGGATTAATTTATAAAAATCGGCGTCACTTAGCGTTATTTCGGTAGTAAATCCCTGGCCGGTGCGCGACACGCCCGCATATTTCCCAAGGGTATCTAGCTGCACACCCACGGCTAGGTTCGCCCCGGTGAGATTAAATGCGTCCTGAATAGCAAAAGGTAGTGTTACGTCCGTTTCGGTGACGGTGCCAGTGACCGGAACGGCCGAGGCCGTGAGTGTGTTAGCAGCAATAGCGAGTGAATCGGCCGGGGGCACTACGCCGGTAAAAACGACGGTGAGCCCGGCGGCAATTGAGCCCGTAACGACCACGCTACCGAGCCCCGGAATAGCCCTTAGCCGTGTCTGTATTGTACCCGCCGAAGCGTTGTAAGCAATCGAAGCGGTAGAGTATATAGTCCACTCAAAGCTAAAAGCCCCCGCCGTTGGTGTTGCAGAAAACACCACCGATTGGACGGTCGTTTGCGGGGCGAGTACACCGGACGCAAAAGCGCCAACCGTCCCGGCCGCACGGCGCAGCCCGTTATATTGCAGGATGAGCAAATTCGCGTAATATTGGACTAGCTCTAGTGGTGTCATATGTCCTTAAACGTGGTGGTGAATCCCACGCTTTCCTCGGTAGGGTTATAGATCATCCGACACCTATCATCCCAATGCGAGTGTATGTTATCAATCGCAAGCGGTATCCAATCTTTTTGAAGCACGTCTATAGAGGGCTTCGAGCGAAGTATTTTCGTTACCACGTCCGGGTAGCAAGCGGCGATCCAAGCGGGGCCGCTATCCATACCGATGAGCATTCGCGACCGCGAAATGACTTGGGCTAGCTCCCATAGCGATTCGGTTCGGATATATGGAATATCAATTTTAGGGTCCGCTGCGCCGATCGCAAAAAGCTGGCCGGTCGCCCGGTACTTATGCAAAACGTGTTCTATAACGTGGTCCGGCATTCGCCCATGGCTTTTTCCGTCCACATGGAAAAGGATCATCGACCTTTCGCAAAAATCATAATCCTCGAAACGGTAGAGCCGAGGGCGATTTAGGCGTTGTGGAACACCAAAAACGGCCGCCCAAATTTCCGCGTTTGAGTGGTAGACTTGCGGTTGATGCGCTTGCCTTGGCCGGGGCCAAGGGTATTTAGTCGGGCAAAAATTCCATAGTTCAACTACTCTCTCGGGTATTATTTCGCCGTCCTCGGGTCTAAGTACAAAAGGATTAGCGTCGAAAAACCACGGCCGGCTAACGTCTACCAGTTTTAAGCCGGTCGCCCTAAAATAGTTTTCAGGCGCCGACGAAAATTGTATCCCGTCGCCTAGACCTATCCCGTGTTTTATCGAAATACCTAGCATTATGTCACCATAATAGTTGCAGTAGCCGTGTTGCCGAATGCGTCCGTTACCTTCACCGTATCGGTTACGCCCGTCACGGCCCCGGCGGTGTATAGCCCCGACGAGGAATTAATAGAGCCCCCAGAGTTATTCGCGACAAAACTAAAGACGTTAGGGCCGTAGCCACCTAGAGCGGTGAAATTTTGGGTGGTAGCATGGACAATTAGGGAAGTGACCGGGAGTAGCTGCATTGGCAGTATAACTATTTTATCCGCCGTCACTACAAATTGATTACGCTTAGACGACGGTGTTAGCGTATTCGCATAGGCTTCGCTGAATGTAAGCGCTATGGCTACCGCGCCGCCGGTCAAGAGCGAATTGCTCGGGGCGGCAATAAGCCCTAGAACGCCCGTCGGGATAGTAAACACCACCGATTGCGAAGCAATTGACCCGGTGACGACTACGCTACCTAGCCCCGCTACTGCCCTGGCATTAGTCTGAATAGTCGCGGCCGAATCATTCCAATTAATCGCGGCCGAAGTATTTCCATTATACGATATGGTAAAAGTGCCGCTGGCTGCGACGGCCGAAAAGGCTAGAGTTTGAACTAGCCCCGTAGAAAATCCCGCGCCGGTTACTAGCGTATTAGAATCGGCCTTTTGTACCAGTGTTGCGAGGCCATTTATGTCCACTTCCTGGAATACGCCGGGCACATAATTGGCGACTAGGTACGTCTTAATTGCGGCGATATTTGGTAGCGTGGTGCCATTAAGAGATGACACTGTAAAGGCGATAAATAGCGGCTGCGTTGCAACGCTATCCCAAAAAATAACGAACGGGCTGCCGTCGACTTGCGTTATCGTATAAGTGGTGCTACCAAACATACCGCATCCGGCATTACGCTTAGTGTAAATAGCGTTAGCAATTGCGGAAGCGTCCGCCGTTCCGGCGATGATGACCCATATAGAGTGGCCCGGTACCCCGTCGCTATTGGTGTTGTCGGTAAGATTTTCATAAATATAGGCCGATGATACACCATTAATATTCGTGAGGGCCGCGAGTAGACCGGCGTAGTATCCTTGAGAGGCCAGTGATACCGATTTTTGCCGACGGATTTTTAGAACCGCGTCCGATTCCTCGTTAATCCCTAGCGTGGTATAAGTGGTAGGGTTATTGACCGATACCACTCCGAGTACAATTGTCACCGGTACGTTAATGGTGTTTGGTATCGTTAGCTGCGCACCGGGCACGGCCGCCCTAAAATCGTAAACGTGGGTGCCGCTATTGACGCCTAGTTGAGTGGTCGTTAGCTCCCACAAATTCCCTGCGTTGTCGGCAATGGTGTAAACTGGCTGCGCCGTTTGATCTAGGCCGTACAAGTTTAGCGATTGGTTAACGACAATGGTAATGGGCGTAACGGTATAAGTGCCCGCTTGACGCTGTATGCCATTGATCGCAACGCGCTGATCTAACACCACGCCAATGGCGTTGTCTGGGTCAAATGAATTAAATATCTGAGTTAGCAAGTCCAAAACGTCTATAGTCGCTTGCACAAAAACAGAAATTAATTGCCCATCGGGCGTATCGGAATCAACGTTAATATCGGCGCCGTAAATCTGCTTAAATTTTGTTTGCAGATCGGTGGTTAGTTCGGGCGCGGTGGTGGTCTGTAGCCCGAATGCGTCTAAAATGTTTGGCATATAGCGAGCCCTTAGGTGTAATGTTCCTCGATTATGATAATGCCGGCCGCGCCGTTTCCGCCGTTAGTCGCTCCACTCCCGCCGCTTCCAACGGTGTAGCTAATGGGGCTAGTTAGGCGAATTGATCGGATTTACTAGCCCGGATATGGTGGAATAGATTGTTTTCGCTTTGTATTTAATCGTCAAATTTCGGTCAACGTCAAGGCCAATTAATAGTTGCTGCAAGGCCGTTACGTTTTCGGTGTTGAGTATGACGGCACTAACGGCGAGGTTTAAAGCCGTTTGGTCGGTCACGTTCGACCCAAGGAAATTGAACCAGTCTAGCCCGGCGCCGATGTCGAAAAAGCAATCCCCTAGAAAGCTTTGCAGCCGGGTTTTGACGTTCTGCGCAATGGCGTCATTATTGGCATAGTAGTCGTTTAAGCCTTTGCCGAAAAGCCAGTCATTATCACCATCGACGGCGCGTACCTTCGTCATTCGAGTAAATTCCCTAGGCTAGTGGCAATGGTGCCGATCTGAGTACCTACCGCTGTTATGAGTGCCGCATTAATCGGGAGCGAACTCGGATTACCGGGAGCCGTACAGGTGACGGTGAGTAGCGCTATCTGCGTTGTCAAAGTCTGTAATTGAGTCATCAAGCTTTGCAACAAGGTGTTGAGATTACCCGACCCGTTATTAATCTTTATTTTGCTAGTGGCCGAATCCGCTTGGACTACGGCCGTCCCGCCGGTCATTTTAACACCACTAGAATCAGCGACTAAAGTGTTGGACCCGTGCGCGACCGTTGCGGCCCCGGTGGTCGCGGTAAATTTCGAATTAGTCCCAAAGGCCAGACTAGCCGAAGTCCCGTCAAGCCCGCTAGTGGTGTTCCCTTGCGTCATGGCGATACCGGCCGCGTTAACGACTAGGGTAACGTCGCCAAATTCAATTTCCACCGCGCTATCGCTTACCGCTACCTTGGCATTAGGGCCCGCTTGAAACACGGCCCTATCACCGTCAAACTGGGTCAGCACGTTCGATAGCGACCGAAGCCCTACCAGCGCTATGCCGTCGGAAAACGAATGCAGGCGCCCGGTCGCGTTGGCGGCGGTAGAGCCCCCGCCTTGAAACCAGTTATCTAAATCCCGGTCGTTAAAAAACACCAGGCATTCGTCGCCCTTTTGCACGGGAAATGTCAAAGACGACGAACCGCCGCCAAGGAATATCACGGGAAAATCTAGGCCGGTCGGGTAGTCTAGCAGCGTTGGTACGTTGCCCTGAGTGACCGCATCATATTTAAAAATGGTCTTTTTATAATTTATCGTGATTTGCGCGGTTTGCGTTAGCGGATTAAACGATTGGATAGTACCAACGTGGTGTGAATTTAGATCTAGGTTGATCTCTTTTTTCAGTAAATTTAAAACGTCTCTAAGACTTGGCTCGTTAGGTACGATATTGTTGCGGACGGTGGTTATGCTTATGCTCATGGTACCGGCGGCACTCCCACTAGAACACGGTCAAATAAGAATTCCCCGGTGGTGATAGCCGAACCACATACGGCGCCGGATATAACGCCCCGGTGCTTTACGCCCGTAACCTTATAAACACCGTTGTATGCTTCCTCGGTTTCGCTTTGCAGATTTATTTTTTGGCCTACGCTCAAGCGCGGCTCGAAAAGCATATCAAATCGCACCACCGACGGCTCGCGTATCGGCGTACCGAGTAAGCCTGATTCAGTATTTATGACGGTGATATCGTTTGTTTCGGCTATGTACTCGTTAGAATTGAGTGCGTTAAAAATCCCATTGTCGATAAACGCCCCGCCGCCCGTGAGCTCATCTAGGATTTTCCCAGTGTTGCCGCTATAGGCGTTGCCCTTACTTAAAACACCAGGGTATGACCCAATGGCCCCGGTGCTAGTGTGCGGCAAGTCCTTAGATATTGCGGCGATCACCGATTTTTGCGCAACGCCGGCCGGAAATTGTTGGTTAGTAGTCCCATTGGCGAAAGCAAAACCACCGTCAAAGCATTCTATTTGGCTAATAAAATTGACGCCCTCACGTACCGACCAAGCAATATTAATACCGCCGCTAAAGGCTATCCCTAAGTCCGAGCCGTATCCGGCCTCGAATTTTAGACCGCGAAAAATCCCGGTGTCAAACACGTTAAAGCGTATCTGGTTACGGTTTTCAGGCGATAAATTGTAGACACGAAATTGCGCAACGTTAGCCGAGGTTAGCGTATTTCGCGTTATATCAAATTCGACCGTGAAAGGCGGCCCGATCTTAATCGTTTTGCCGCTTGCGGTTTCAATTGATAGTAAGTAATTTCGCCCAAATTTAATCACTTCGTTAGGTATTCCGCATATGCCGCTACTTCGGCTGCACTAAGGATATATAGCTGAGAGGCCCCCGAGGAAAAATCCTTTTGCTGGCTAGGCTCCCTGTTTCCGGCAGAAAAACAGCCAAGCCCAAAGGGTATTTTATTGCGAAACTGGTTAAGCATATTCGGCGAATTCGTGATGCGCATACCGCGCAAAATAAATTTAGTCTGGTAGGTTATCGAATTGATAAACCAACCAAGCTGCATAGGCCGAAAGTAAATGGTCATATCAAACGAAGTCCCGTCCTGTAACACCAGCGTTCTAGTTTGCAGGGGGTTAGACGTGATTTGCTGAATCAGGTACATTAGGGCGCCCCCATTGAACTAAGCGCACTAGGTAGCGAAGTGGACGCAGCCCCCGACGAGCTCCCAAGGTTCGTGGCCGCCGCGCCTTGAGCGCTCGCCCGGCCCGATAGCGTGGCACTTAGGCTGCCCGTAGTGGTGGACGCAGTTCTTATCTGCTTAAACGTCACTTCAAAATCGGTTATAACATCGGTCGATGCGTCCTGAATTGCTCTTAGCGATTTGATCGCCATATCCTGAAAAACCGCCCACGGTGTTTGGACGGTGAAAAGTTGTCTACTAGAATAATAGCCGTAAAATTGCTGAAACATTACTTGCTGTTTATTCTGGTTTGCCTCAGGCGATAAAACACCTTGGCCGTTGATGACGCTTTCGCCGCCTTGCCCCGTGAGGTTATTCCAAGCGCTCACCGCCGAATTTTTTACCGCTTGGGCGACCTGATATAGCTGGAATGCTTCGGCGTAGGCTATCTGCGCTGTGACCGATATTTTCGGTACATATGCGCCAATGGTAGTGAGTTTATCAGCGGCAAATTTCACCGGCTTTAAAAAAGACGGGGTGACGTCGTTTAATTCGCCAATAAAGCCATGAGTAGTGATGATGACCGGCTTTAGCGCAATCTGATCTTGCCTTGCGGTGTTGTCCTCAACATAATGGTCGGTGATATCGCTTTCGAGTAATGCAGTCTGTTCGCCCTCATAGTGAAACAGCAACGCCGCCGGCTGCGCCGCTGTTGACACTGTTCCATCGTCGTCTGGGTCATTTTGTGGCTGATAGCCGATGGTCGATTGCGGCGATACTAACACCAGATTAGAAAGTGCTGTTGCCGTGGTTGTGATCGGGCCTAGGGCCGATAAATTTGGCATTAGGTGACTTGCCCCTGTGCAAACATCTGCCGGTAGGTTTGCTGTACGGCTACTTTGACGGAATCGGCCGTTTTCTTAGGGTCCGTCCCGTCGTGTTGGAAATTCAGGCTTTGGCTGACATTAACGTTTTGGGTGTTCCCGCCCCCGGCCGAAGCAACGGCCGGCATAGGCGGCACAATGGATTTTGGGGTGGGCATGAGCGGCGATTGCGGCATCACTAGGCGAAGCGGCGGCGCGGCCGAGGGCGCAGCCGAAGCGCCCTTAAACCCCGCCGGCGGCGCGGCCGAGGGCGCAGCCGAAGCGCCCTTAAACCCCGCCGGCGGGGCTCCGGGCGGTGTGACCGGCGCGGCCCTCGGGGCTTGGTAGGTACGCGGCGCCGCCGCTGGGGCGCCTTTAACCGCCGGGGCCGGCGCCGCACCGGGGGCGGCGATGATCGGATGGACGCTTATCTTACCGTCCTCGATGCTGATCTTAAGTGGTGTTTTCAAAAACTCCATAAGGCCGGCTTCCGGCTTGCCGTTATTGTTCGCGCCAAGCCCTTTTAACGCTGCCTCAAATTGCTTTTGCTGTTGTGGCGTAGTGGTCGATTTATAATCACCACCCGTAAAGAGCTCACCAATGCCAGCCGCCGCTGAGACAATGGACGCAATTAGCGCGGGGTATGCCGAAGCATATTCGGCCGCTGTTTGCTTGGCTACGTCGCCTTTTTTATCAGGCGGCGCATCGGTGATTTTCTTTAGATCATTAACCGCCGTAGTTAGGCCCCCTATAAGGGTAGACCAACCGTCGACCATTTTACCGATCCATTCGAACAAGTGGCCGGTTTCCGCAAGCTTGGTAAACGCTTCGGCTAGTGTAATCACTTTGCCGGTTATTTTCGTCAAGTCTTGAACTAGCTGGCCGCCGTGCGCCGCGTTAAAGCGCCCAAAGGCCATTTCCATGGTGGTACCTAAATTCGACCACGCGATATTGGATTTATTTAGGCTGGCTACTTCGTTTTCGTTATAGGTAGGCGCCTTGGCCAGCGCTTGCGGGTTAAAGGCGTCCTTTGACACGGCCGCGATCATATCATCACCAAGGCCGAAGCTTTTTAGCACTTCGTTCCTAAGCGGAATGCTTTTTTCGCGCTTGGCGTATTCCGATAACCGCTGCAAAAGTAACTCCGGTTGACGTGCGAACCGATCGACGTCCTCCCTAGAAAACCCGCCGGTTAACCGCGCCACTTGCGCTAGACCCTTTGGGGCCCCTTCGCCCATAAGCGTTTTTGTCATAGTGGCGGATAGCGATTTAAATGAGCTCTCGACCGATTTGTTCGCTACGCCCACTTGCTGCGCCGCGTACATATAGCGTTGGATGGTTTGAGTGCCGCCGCCTAGTAGCGTGTTGAAATTCGTTAGGTCGGTGCCGCGCTGGCCAGACTGCGCAAAAACCCGCTCTAGGGCGTAGAAAACACCAACTAGAGCGGCCTTGGCCTCAAGCGACATGGACGCAGTTTCCTTGAGGCCCTTTTGTACGCCCGTGAGTGAACCCATGGTTTTTTCGGCGCCTTGGATACCGATATCCAAAAATAAATCACCGATTTTCACCTTGGGTCACTCCCGTTTAGAATTCAGATCAACATATGCTTGCTCATAATCACCGCAAAAACCTTCATATGCAAGCGCTTGTAAAACCGTTCTAGCGTCCATTTCGGCCGCGTCCGCTATCGACCGGGCGTACCCGGCTTTGCAAAGTCTAAAGTACACTAGCAGGTTATCGTCCTCTGCCTCTATTGCGGGGTAGCGCCTACCATCGTTGCTAGGTTTGTTCGATACTCGGCAAAGAGGCTTTTCGCGAAAGGGGCGATGTTTTCCTTGGCGACCTCTAGGCTAACTTGCACATAGTCTTGACGCGCCGAAACGGGCTCGAAAGTATGGTCATCAATCTTTAGATCGCCCTTTCCGCCGTCATATGTGCAACGCTTTAGGCACTCGTTTAACGCCGCTTCCACTTCGAGAGACGAAAACCCAACGCAGAAAAAATCCTTAAGGAAGCTTCCTACGTCTAAAGAGCCCTGCATAGCTACGCCGCGAATTTCGCGAAGCAGCGCTTGCCATAGGTTCTTGGAAACCGCAAAAGGCGCTGGTGCCACTTTCAGCACCGCCCCGCTTGGTAGAGTAATAGACCGCATAAAACACCTTTAACCCTTAGGTTAGCGCCCTTGGCGAATTCGAGAATTTCATGTAGTAAGTTGCAACGGATTGCTCGGGCTGACCCTCGACATTCGTTTTTCCTTCTACCTGTTTGGTGAAAATACCACCCGATAAAATGTAAGTATCGCTGGTGATTTTCCCGGCGCCGTCGCCGATCTTTTTGATAAATTGCCCGATAAGCAAAACCGTTCCGGCGAAATTGTTTTGCTGTTGTGATAGCAAGTTATTTAAAAACTTGTCATCATTCGAGCCCCTGACAACGTGAATTTCTACTTCACATTGCTTGCCACTTTCGTTTAGGCCGTAAATGGAATTCCCATTTTTACCCGTTTTAACGTTAGCGATCTCATTTGGGAATTTCAACACCACGCAATCGCCGATAGCTAGATCAGCTAGAACGGTGTTGTTAATGTTGATAGTATCCGAACCGGATAAGGCTACAGCGGGCATAGTTTAAATTCCTTTTTCAAAAAAGGTTAGGCGTTGATGTTAACGACAACCGTAGACGATTGGATCGCGCCGGCTTCCTTGATCGCGATTTGAATAAGCGGCGCCTTGCGGGCCACACGGTCGACTTGGCTTTGCGTTGCGACGGGCGCCGAATAAATGTAGTAACCCCGCTGCGAAATATTCTGCAAAAGGTCCGATTGGCTGCCAAAGGAAATGGGCGAAGTCCATGAGCCTGGCGCCATGTACTGATTAGACACGCCTTGCTCGCACACGTTGCGGTAGGCGCCTTTGAGGCCGTCCATGCCTGCTTCGGTTTGCGGGATTTTAGTGGACGCTTGCGCGAGGAAATTAAATCCCGCCACTTCCAAGGCGCCGACAAACCAGCCAAGGTTATACACTTGGTCGAAAAATTGGTTTTTACCCGAGCAATAGACTTTCGCCACGCCCTGCAAACTCGGGTAGGTGTCCGCCCCGGCTGCAACGGCCAGGTTAAGGTAGGTTTGGGTGATACTTGGATCGGGCTGAACGCCGGCCAAGTCCTTTAGGTGCATGGTTTGGGTGGTGTTAGACCCAGAAAAATTGGTCGAAAGGGCGCGGCCGGCGTAGGACGCTTGAAATAGCAAGGCGTCTAGGTCGGCCGCTGCGCCGTAGTACAGCCCGCGAGAGTGGGAAAAATTGCCGGTTTGGAGCAAGTCAAGTGACCCGCCCGATTGGATGGACGCGGAAGCACGTTGGACGAAAAACGCCACTTTATTAAGCGCTTGTACTACAGCGGCGGCGGCAAGCATGTCGACTTGGCTTTCGATCGCCGTCGATTGAACACCAAAATACTGCACTAGGTCTTTTGTGCGCGTAACAGCGTCGGCCAGTGTTTCGCTTGAAAGGAAAGGAATCACCACTAGGTAGCCGTCGGCGCCCAAAATGTTTGGTTGCTGCGAAAAAATCGCTAGGGCCTGCTTATACGTGATCGACGTCGAACCAAAGTCGGTAGCCACTTCGGTCGGCTCTAAATAGATTTTATAGCCAAGGCTCCCGAAACTCATACCGGGCGTGTCGCCGGAAAATATCGCGAGGTTACTGGTGTTGAATGCGCTGACACCGTTGGGAGTGGCGGAAACAGAAATATTAATTACGTTCGATAGCTCTAATTGCATGGTATCCCCTTATTTATTTTTTCGCTGCTAAGGCCGATTCTAAACGATCTATTTTCGCTGACAACGCTTGCAAGGCATTTACTAGAGCCCATTGGATATGATCGGGCTCAATAGACAATAAATCGACGTGTTCACAATGCTGGCTTTTCGCAAATGCCTCTCGCGCTTGGCCGTATTGTGCTTTTTCCTCGGTTTGTTTTGCAATGCCCTCATGGTCATCGGCCGACAATTCCGGCCAATGCCTCGCCGGTAATTGCTTGCAAGCGCGTTTGACCGCCTTAGACTTGACGGCCTCGGGTAAGATCTTTTGGAGCTCTTGAGCGATAAGGCCAACATGCTCCACACCGGCATCGGCCCCTAGAGCGTTGTCCGCTTTGTAGCGGTAGCGAATCGGCCGTAGGCGCAAAACCTCGTCAAGGCCCCGGTGGTATTCGCCCTGCACGTCTTTAAGGCGGGCATCCGAAAACGTCGCCCACGCGCCGCCGCCCGTTTTGCTCGCAGTACCGTTAACTGAAATGGTGTCGGTAGGCGTACCCGCGCCAAGCATTAACTGGCCGTTGATATCAAAATGCGAAAGTACGGTATAGTTAGGGTCACAAAGTTGTAGTAGGTCGTAAGTCTGCACCGGGCTAGCTACGACACGAACGCCGCGAGCGGCGCTAGAGCCGTCGGCGCCTAGCGTCAAGTGACGCCCAAGCCGGCCAACTATGGACACGTCCTGATAGGCGCCGAGGTTATCCGAAAATTGGCAAAATGGGGTAGATGACACCATAGTTAGGGCAAAGCCCTGGTACGTGGTAAATCCCATTTGGAATGCGGTGCCAATCCGGTTGACCCAACAAAACTCGTTGTTCGGCGCTGTTGCCTGCATGGCCAGGGCGGTTAGGCTTCCGGCGTTATCGCGAAGTGCCAGAGTGTTAGCCGTTGCGGCCGTGGTTGCAGCTAACACCGCCGCCGTTGCCGTTGCGACGTTCGCGGCCGTTGCGCCCCCTACGGTGTTAATGGCTAGGGTAAGGGTAGGCCCGCCGCTCCCAACGCTCCCAGTAGCATCGCCGCCGATCGCGAGCGCGGTGGGGCCGGGAGGCCCCTCGGGGCCGATAATGGAAAAGCCCATGGGCCAATGCCCACCGGACTTTGGCCCATAAAACATATCATGAACGCTGTCAAAAAAATAATCACCGTTAGTTCCGACGCTATCCGACGGGGCCGCCGTGCCCGAAATGATGGTTTTGCCGTCAGTCCCGTTGGTGCCGGGATTACCTTGGGCGCCTTGAGCGCCTTGGGGCCCTTGGGCGCCTTGAGCGCTTTTGTAGGCTAGGGCCGTCCAAACCGAAGCGCCGTCGCCAATTTTGAATTTGTTGGTATCGGTTTCAAAGCCAATTTCACCCGCAAGCAAAACGGGATTGGCGGTAGTCCATGCCGCCGCCGTTCCGCCGCGTTGCTGCATTCGTTTTAATTCTTCGGTCATGGACCACCGCCATAAATGAAATCAGTTATGCCCGACGAAACACCACCCGCATAAATCAGATCGGGAAGCGGGTCAATGCCGCCGCCGTAAATGACCGGCAGATTTTTCTTGGTGTATTCTGTGATGACTTCCACGGGTGAAAAGTCGTCGATATAGGGCGCGGATTTTACAAGCTGATAGGCATACTGTATCTGAACGGAAAACCTAAAGCGGTACGGAATTGCGGCGCCGTCTACTTCCGAAAGGTTAATTACTCTGGTCGGTAGCTTGCCGATATAAAAGCTATTGGCTTCCTGTTGCTGCTGGGCATAAATGCTATTTAGCGCAAGTACCACTTGCTCTTTTCGGTCACGAGCCGAGGCGTCACGGGAAATAATATCAACGTCCACGTTAGCCATGACCGAGGCGTATTGATCGGCGTCACCGTCAGCGGTGAGGCGATTTACGTTAGCAAAGGGCTTTATCCAAGGAACCGACACGGCAATAAATAGCCCCGCGTCCGTTGGCTGCATGATTTTTTGATCCCAAAGGTAGACGCGCCCGTCGGCTAGGCCGAGCTCTTGTTGCAGCACTTGGCAAAAGAGCATGAGCGGCGTACCGACTAGGACTTGCGAAGCTGCGACGGCCGAAGCGGCATCGGTAGCCGTAATGGTGTCGTATTGATAATCTGGGTTAGAGCTCGCAGCGACCGGGGCCGTATAAAGGCCGGTCGAGGCATTTATGGTGCCGCCGGCGCCGCCGGGCACTACCGCATAAGTATAGGGCGCGGTGCCGCCGGTCGCGGCAAAGTAGCAAACGGAATTTGCGGCAAGTGCTACTGAGGATTGTGTAAGGCTTAGGGTCATGGTGTTAACACCGTTGGCCCGGCGCCGGTATAGTCCTGTACCAGCTCATATTCTAAAAAACCGTTCAAGCTATAATCTTTAAGCGCCATAACTCGCGTTTGCTTGCCCTTATAAATCACCACGTCGTCAGGCTTTAGGCTAAGCACGGGCTCGGAGTGAAGCAAAAGCCAAGTCCAAGCCCTTTGCCCTTCCGGTTTTTGCGCGAGGCGTTGCGCTTGAAAGGGCTGAATGACGCCGCGAAATTCAACGTTCGTCATCGTCTCTTTAACCTGAAAACCGACGGTGGTTTTTGTCACTACGTCAAACGACATAGCTTGAAACCAATTGCGCATGGCGCCGCCCATTTGCGGCAAGGTGCCCGCACTTGCAGCAATCGACCGATCGGCGCCGTTGGCTATAGTGCCCACTACTCTATAACCTCGCTAGTTATCGAGTTTCTAAGCTGTTGAGTTTCCACTAGCGTTTGGTGGACTTTTTTATAGGCCATATTCGACGGGGGCCACTTGCCAAAACCGCCGGTATCAAAGCCCTCAAAAACCACGGCCTCGGCAACGGTCGCCACGCGCTTTATATAGGGTACTAGTGACCCTTCCTTGACCACCAACGCAAGGGCTTCCTTATCGAAAGCGCCCGCGCTAGCTAAAAACTTTTCAAGATTTTCAGCGATCGGAACACGAAGGAAAGAGCGTTGCGGCATTTTCCCCGAGCCAAATTCATGAACGGCGCCAATTTCCGCGTTTGATTTTGCGCCCGAATTGCGCGAAGCGCCATCACCCAAAATCCCTATCCGAGCCACGGGCGTTTTACCCTTGAGCGATTTTATCAAGCCCTCAAGGCCCTTGATGTTAATTTTTGCGGTTTCGCCCATGCCCGTTTTCCCATTTATGGCCTAGTGCTTCCGACAACAGTAAACACCTGGCCACATAGTTGCGGCAAAATCATCTGCAAATATTGCATACCATAGTTAGTGGTCGTAAAAACCGAAAAGTACGGGTCATCTAATATCCGTTGCGGTATCGCAAAAGACTGGCTAAGGGCGCCCACGCTTTTTGATTGCTCTAAAAACGCCCATTGCCCGTTGATACCTTGCGAGCTCGCCCTGAGATTGGTCACTAGGTAATGGGCACTTAGTAGCAGGTAGCAAACGGCGTAGCTCGCTTGGTCGCCGAAAAGCCCCGGATTAAAATTGATGTTAGTCATCTGAAAGGCTTTGGCAATATCTGCGTCAATGACGTTGTTTGCCGGATCGGTGCCATAAGGAAAATCGCGGACGAAATATCCTTGGAAATCGGCTACCGATGGATTTTGATAGGTCAAACAACACCACTCTAAAAAGGGATTGTGGGCGGGGCGGCAAAACTAACCCCCGCTAGCTAGCAGCCCCGGCCCACTTTTACGCTTACGGTGTTCACGACGGCGTAAATTTAAAGTACAGCATTTCAAGCGGACGGTATGTTTGAACGCCGGTAAACTGGCCATACCCCACGTTTTGGAAATTGAAGTTATCAAGCGAATTGATAACCGTGTTGGTGTAGTCCACCGGAATGTCCATACGGATGGACTCTTTATCGTAGTTTAGCAGCACATAAACTTGCTGCGAGTAACCGCTGTAGGCAACGTCGCCGTAAGCGAGTGGGAGGATTTTAAACGATTTGTTGCGCACAATCGTTTGAAACATTTCCTCTAGCACGGCCAGCGTGGACTTGATTGGAAAGTCCGGGCTAGCTTGCTGCGCTAGGCCGTTATAATCCGATTCAGGGATGATAAAATGCGTTGGCCAGGTGGTGCGAGCGCAATTGCTTCGGTAGGCTTCCACCACCGTTCCGCAGAATGTTTGTAGTTCTGCGGTGCTCATGGAATGAATCGGTTTTGTGATTACGGTCGTGTTGACCGTAACGCTTGGCTGATTTAGCAAACCAAGGCACGAGCCCCCGGCGCCGTTTAGGCCGCGTGCGCCTAAAAAGGCGATGCGCTGAATACCTAAATCCCAGTTTTTCTTACGGGCCTTTTCCTTGCCGCTAACCAAGTCCCAATTACTCGCTCTTGCCGCTTGCTGCAAATCGAAAATGGAGTAGCCAATGGCTTTATCCCAGTTATAGATTTTGACGTTGACCGAATCAACACCAGCGTCGACGCTTGCTTGACGGGCCGATTGCGCCCCGGTGTTGACGATACCCGTTTCAAAATCATCGGACAATTCAAACGAGCGCCAAGTGGTTAGCACGGTACCCCATGCGCCTTGGCCGACCACTACCGGCAGATATTCAGCCGGTGGGATCTCAAAAAACTTTTGCTCTGAAATATCTTTAACGATTGACGTCAAAGTGGTGATAGAAATTTCATAGCCCAAAGCGTTTTTGAAACGGGTATGAATTTCCCGTTCCCAAAATTTCGCCATTCCCGCTTCTTCGTTAGTGAGGCGAACGCGCTTACCTTGCGCGTTGCGGATAACTGGCACCGGAAGCTTGATTAATGAACGGCCCATATTTCGTTTCCTTTTCTTTTGAATCGAAAAAGCTTTTTAGAAAAAATGAGTGGGGGCAAAATCGTAACCCCCACCCGCACCAAAGTCTGCACTACTGAGACGGCCCGGCCGTTAAGCCCTGAGGAAACTCGGTGTTTTGACAAACACGCGGCCCAAGCTGCCAGAGGCCACAAATTTATCAAAAGCGTATCCGACAATGCAGGCGCCGCTTGACGCGCTAAGCGCGGTAATTGCGCCTGGTGCTGCAACGTCAAGCTGCACTTGGGCGCCGCGAGCGACCGCGCTAGTGGAATAAAGATATTGGACGTTCCCGCCGCTAGACACTTGGATGGGGCTACCGGCAACAAAAACACCATGCAAGGCGTCATAGTTGATAAAGCCCCAAACCTCGTCGCTGTTTGCCGAACAGCCGATGACGGTGGGCACTTTGCCCGTACCGTCTACCAGTTTCACCGCGCTACCAGGGTACAAATTCCCCGATTGCGTTGCGTCGACCAGGGCCGAAATGGTGTTGAAATTGTACTGTTGATCGACTTGGCCTAAAATCGGCGATTGTGCAAACTGGTTTTGATTCTGCACTACGCTAGTGGTGGTCACGGCTAGTTGCGAGCTCGTGCCTGCGACCGCGCCCGAATCGGTCGCGACCACTTTGTAAAAATACGGGGTATTAGGGATAAGGCCCGTATCGTTAAGGGTCAGGGCCGTTGCGCCCGCGATAAGGGTACCCGCTCCCGGCGAAAAACCCGTGGTGGTCGATCGGTACCATTGATAAGTGTATGGCCCCGTTCCGCCCGTTGCCGCCGCGCTGGAAAGCTGCGCCGTGTTGCCCGTTACGCCGATTTGACTAAGTGCGCCCGCCGTTGTCGCCATGGTGTTCCCTCACAAAATTAAAAGATTAAAAGCCAATAAGTCGCTATCTAAAACACCACGCGTTTAAGCGCCGTAGCGGGCCTTACCTAGTTCGATGCCCTGCAAAACAACGTCGTCCTCGTCGTCCGAGTTTTTGACTTTCTTAGGTGCGTTGCGCACTAAATCGGCCTTAGCCTTCGCTTTCGCCTTGGCCTTTTTATCGGCCATGTTTTTCAGGCGAATGGCCTTAATGCGCAGGGCTCTTAGCTCCGCGTCACTTAAATCATTTTTCTTTTTAGCTTTGTTTTTCTTTTTCTTAGGGGGCATATCGTCCGCGTCGTCGTCGCCGTCGTCCTCGTTTTCTAGCTCGTGATCGACTTCGCCGCCGTCGTCCTCGTTTTCCATATCCTCGGTTTCGTCGTCCTCGTTTTCCATATCCTCGGTTTCGTCGTCCTCGTCGTCCTCGTTTTCTAGCTCGTCATCGACGCCGCCGCCTTTATACGCTTCGAGCTCTTCGGCCAAGGCGCGGACCCGGTCGACCAAGGCGCCAACCGTCATTTCGGTCGGTTTGCCGTCGTCGCCGTTGCACTTGACCATGTCGGCCGCGTTGACTAGACGCGGTTTGTCCTTAGTTACTTCGGCCTCGTCGGCCCTAGACACCAGATCGATGAGCGAAATTTCGATTTTAGATTTTGGCAGGACTAGGTGCATTCCCTCTAGTTCAGCCGCATTGTCTACTTTTTTCTTTTTGAATAAACGTAGCCCCATAACCCCGCCCCCTTTTTTATTTTTACTATTCGATAACCGCTTTAGCTCTTCGAGTTTTTTAGCGTTATACGCCTTGAATTGTTCCGGCGTCATAATGACGGATTCGTCATAACGCGGATTATCGACCAATGCTAAATGCTCATATACGCCATTTAGTATCTGGTGATCATAGTCAATACCATTCCAAACGCCGCTTTCGCCCATGTCGGTAGGCTCATAGCAATTAGATAAGCGCTTGCCGTCTTTAATCGCTTTTAGGCCGGCGTTGCTGGTGACTATAAACTTGACCCAATGCTTTGAGTCAGCGCTATTTAAAAAGCTTTCGACCACGTAGCCGTCGGCCTTTAAGCGCAAATCGTCAAGGTCGCCGTCTACCTCGTCGACGTGATCGACGAAAACCGGACGGCCGGCAAAAGACGGGTCCATTTTGCGCAGCGTGTCCTCGTTAAGGAAAACGCGAAAACGGCCGTCGCCCTTTGGCTTATCATATTCGGCTAGACCGTCTACAAAATGCATTCCGTAGAATACATTAGCTTGCGAATTTCTAAGCCCCAAGGCCGCTACCCCGCTGCGTTTTCGTGAAAGCGAACAATCGGGCGTGCGCCACACCGACAATTGTAGTCCTCGCCGGGATTGTTTCGGCGTTCGGGCTGATCGGGCGAGGTGGTGATAGGTGGAGTATCCCACCGAAATACCTTGCCCTCAAGTGCTTTGTGCGCGGGGCGGACGGGGTGCAATTTTGACCCGGCCACGCAATGCCAGCGGTATTCGACCGAACCGGCTGCAACGTAACGAGTTTCCTTGAATTTCGCCATAAGCAAGTTAGTCTCTTGACGCGCCAAAAATTTGGCTTTATTCGCCGATACACCGTAGCTGCGCTGAATCGTTTTAACGAGTGACTCATAGCGATCGCCGGAAAAAGTATTAGACTGCACCGTTTTTCGCAGGCGAATAATTTCTTTTTCGGTGAAATCCCGGACATATTTTTCCATGTTGGTTTGCCACTCGCGGGCAATCTTTTTTCTGTCAGTAGCGCTTAAGTCTGGTAAGACACTAATAGCCTTCAATCTTTTTTGCAAGTCTCGCTCGGTTTTCCATAATGAACGGTCAAATATTTCGGCAAAATTCACCGACTCGGCAATATTTTCCGGTATTGTTTGCCCAAGGCGCTTATCTATTTGCTCTAGGCGCTTTAAAAATCTTGCGTCACTAGACACCACCGCAAGGCGTAACTCGGGCGGCATAAGCGAAATGGGCAAGCGCCAACCGTTTGCCGACCTGTCAAAAGTAGCTCCGAGCTCGCGCAATTCGCGGGATACCCTAGAATTGAATTTACCGGAAAAAAGCCCCCGCTCATGGGTGACGCGGCTGGCTTCTAGGGCTGCCACTAGCGCAGAACTAGCGGAATTTTGCAGCGTGCTTTTTGGGATTTCGGCCGCCGCGAGCATGGGCTCGAAAATCATGCGCTTAAAGGCCGCTTTTAGCTCTTTTTCCAGCCTATCCCAATCGCTTTGGGGCGTGGCAAGCGGTGGTAACTCTAATATTTTCAAAGGGTTATACTCCGTACGCTTTTTAGCGCCGTCCGCCGGCATGACGCACGTTGCGCGGGTCCGGCCGATACGACGGTTGATGCGCCGGGCGCGGGTCAGGCCTCGGGGGCGCCGGGGGCATGGTGCTTTGGGCCGCTACCGGCTCGGGGGTTTTAGGCTTGGCGGCCGGCGCCGGCGGCATATCCAAATCGTCTAAAACCGCTTCGCCGCGTTGGCGGCGGGCAAAAGCTTCCTTCGCCCGTTGGCGCATGTCCTCGGCCTCTAGGGCGGCGGCACGGTCGAACGCATATTTTTCTAGCCTGGTGTCTAGTGTGCGAATTGAGATACCAAGCGCAATAGAGGTTTGCGTTTTATTGCCCCTGTAAAACCTAAATGCTTCCTCGATCGCCGCTTGCTCTACTTGCTCTAAATTCATTCCCGGCTGCCAAATCATAAACCGCCCCTTTCGTTTTTAGCCCGCTTGAAACCGTCCGCCCTGCTTTTGATACCACCACACAATAAATTGCCAACGCCTTTCACCTAGCGCTTGCTCCGAAGCGCGAACAGCGGCGCAATAGAGTGATTTATCGTCGGCCTTATCCTCGTCGAAAAACTCACGGCGCCCGGCTGCAATCCAAAGATCACCGCCGTCGGCCTCGTAGCTGGCTTTGTCGAATGCGGCCGAATTAGAAAATACGCGCTTAAGCCGTTCGGAAAGGCTAAAGCGCTCGACACTGCCTTTTTCCGCGTCCTCGGCGTTTTTCAAGAGCTTCAAAAGTGCCGCGCCCGTGATTAAGCGGGCCTCACCTGTTTTGGCGTTCTTAAACACCACTTCAAAGGGCAGGCCATCGCTGTTAGCGGTTTTCGGCTCTGTAGGATCGGGCGGTGGCTTTGCCGACGAGGATTTAGACCGCGTTTTATTGCCGGACCCGTCTGGCTGTTTAACAATGGTGCCCTTTTGCGATTCGACCTTATTAGCGCCCCCTGAATCGCCCGGCGGTTGGGCTTCGGTCGTTTCGTTATCGGCGCCGGCCTCATTTTCGTCATATCCGGCCAGGCCGTCCTCGGCCGTGTCGATCGCGATATCAAACAGGTCGCCTTTATTGCAGGCGTCAAGGAATTGTTGCGAGGATATTTCGCCCGCGCCCCTAGCCTGCAATAGACGGTTAAATTTCTGGGTCTTTACCGTTTCCTCCTGTTCGGAGCTCATGACGCGAAGGGGCTTAAAGTCGATAGTCAAGTCACTAGGCACATAACCGAAAAGCACTTGGCATTTTACTTCGACCACTTTCAAAATCACATATTTGATCTTGGTTCGCACTTCGCTTTCAACCATGGCGTTATAGACTTCGATATCGTCCTCGCCCGAATTGAAACCGGCGGCCGATATACCAAATAGCTTGGTCAGCGGTATGCGCATATCAGATGCTACTTGCATCCGAATACCGCTCATAGCTTCGGCAAGCCCTGTAAAACTCAATTGCTTAGATTGATAATCGTCCTCGCTATCCATAACCAAGGCATTTTGGAAATTCTTTATATAGTTACCGAGCATGACCCTTTCAGTTATTTTTTGCGTTCCTTGGGGCGACATAAGCGAATTCGTTAGATTCTTAATTTTGTAAATATCTAGCTTGAATTCGTCTAGTACCTCAAAGCCAAGGTCGTTAGCTTTTAGGTACTGATTGATGGAGCGAACCAGGGCCTCGACCACGCTAAAACCCCAACCGCGAAGCTGAGGGCGAATGAAGCTAGGCGGCGTTTTACCTTTTAGGCGCAGCACTCTTGAGCGGTGGACTTTATAACCGTAATAGCTATAAAAATCGAAAGTTTCGTCCTGATCTAGTGGGTCAAAGCCTTCATCGTTTTGTTTATCGAAAAATAGTTCCCACATATCGACGGCATGGAAGTCTACCTTATCGCCTACGTCAAGCAATTCGACATCGAAAGGTGTTTCCGGGTCTTGATCGGTAAGAATTAAAAGACCAGCACCGCCAAAAAGCCTGTTCCACTTTGCCGCTTGCGCGATGGTCTGCATATCGTCATCACGGTCGATAGCCCCCTGTAGCTCAAGAATTTCGGATTCGTCTAGTTCTTTTGATTTTAATTCGATACCACCACGCAGCCCGTCGTCTACCGGAATATCAACAATGGTTTGAATAAGGCCGATCTCAACATAAGCTTGGCTAAGAATCTGGCGGAAATTGGACACCAAGTAATAACGCAAGTTTTCAAAAACGGTGGTCGCTTGGGAGATTTGTTTCCCAAATAGCGTACCCTGATTCGCCGGGAAGCTTTGGTTGACGTTGACGTTAAACGCCGCCGCAAGCCCTGCGTTATTTTGTATGGTAGCATTGGACATTTTACCGGCTACCGACTTTGCAGCGGCCTCGATTTTACGCCCTAGCACCGCTTCCAAGTCCCTAGCCCTAGGCTTGATGCGCCAATTGCTCATGTAAATAGCCCCTACAAAGCGTCTAGCAGTGAATACGCGCCGCTAATCTCGTTATATGCCCCGGAAAGTACGTCAACAATATCATCATGTAGGCCGTCGGGAAAGTTCTGTAATTCACCGAAAAACTCGGCATTCCAATCGGCCTCAAGGACGTATATCGCGCCGCCCTCGGCCTGGGCCGATACCGGCTTAGCCCGCGTTACCTTATCCTTGGATATGGCCCTAGTGCGAACGTCATAACCGCGAAGCATTTTTACAAAGTGTTCGGCCTCGGACTTTCCAGCGCTTCCAGGATCACACTGACTAACAATGCGCACCGATACACCGTCATGGCTTGCAACGTTTTTGATGAGTGTTTCGATTTTGCCTGGTGTGTTTCGGTCGCTTTTTAGATCAGCTACCACGTAAGTTTCATTCGGGTAACGGTATAGCTTTAAGCCCCGCGTCCAATCGGGCTCGGGATTGTCCGGGTTAGGCTTAGTCGCGGCCCTATCCCAAAAACGCACGACCGAAATAAACCCACCGGGAATATGCTTAATGACCGGAAACCACTCTTCACGAAATAGCGAGCCGGCGTTAGCGCGAACGTTCCAATTACCGTCCTTTAGCCGTAGCCGGTCAACGCGGTTAAGCGCGTGCAAACTCGCCTCGTAACCCGGATCTTTTTCGCGAAGGATCGGATTATCAGCAATTGACGACGGTATGAACGTGACCGATTTTGGCAATTGCTGCGAGCCGTATTTATCCGTTAGATCTTCGGCCGTATCCGCCCACGCGAGCGAGTCATCCGACAACCGAATAAAGTATCTAAGGACACCACTCCTAGACTTATCCGCATAGCCGTCGGGCCCTATCCACCAATCAATAAACTTTCGCACCCAACTATCGCAATCGGGATTGCACGTAGCGCGGACGTAGGACTTGACGCCCGAATCAGACCTGTTTCGCGATAGCATGTAAAAGAATTGTTTTTCGGTAAAGTGCGTTAGTTCGTCAAAACCGATAAAGGGTATCTGACCGCCCTGCCATTCAAGGACGGAGTGGTCGTGTTCAAGGTGAGCGAATTTGACCGTTGGGCGCTTGGGGAATTCCCACTCTAGCTTGTACTCCCTCGGGTGAGCTCCAAAAAGCGGATACAGTTTTTCGCTTTCGTCCCATAGGCCGCCCTGGTTTCGGACTTGAGTAGTTTGGCGCCTAAAGATCACCGCGCCGAAAAGCGGATTGTCGTAATGGCGAAGGGGCTCAAGCAAAAGGGCGTAGGTTTTACCCCCGCCCGCCGCGCCGCCGTATATCGCTATGTCCGCATTAGTCGCAAGGAAATCTGTTTGCGGCCCTGGTTGGGGGCCGATCTTTAGAACCGGCGCATCATAATTCCGCTCTATTGTCTCGGCTGCAACGTTCAAGCGCTTCCTGTTCCGTAGGTATTCTTAGGCGGTTTTATGGCTAACTCGGGCCCAAAGGGCTTTGTTTTTCGGCCTTGCCAATTTATGCCCATGCTAGCCTGTTCGCTTTCCAAGTGGTAGGCAAACATTTCGGGAATGAGGCGCCGCTTATCCCATTGGGCCGCAAACATAACATCGGAGTGTTCGGCCGACCCGGTATTAATCGGGTAAGTCCTATGCTGCGACGAGTGGAAAAGCTGAAAATAGCCACACGGTAGCCAGCCCATTTCGGCATGGACCAGGCGCGAACCGAGCGGGAATTGCTCGGTGGGCGTGACCATGTAACGGTATTGGTGTTGGGGCCGGGTGCGCCATTTGTGCTCTTGCCAGTTTTCATAGCTCTTAGTATTGAGCCGATCAACACCATAAATGGTATCTTTTTCAAGCTTGGCGTATTTTAGCATGTGACGAAAGCGCATAGGTAGCACCGTATCAGCGTCAAGCTGCAAAACCCAATCGTCATGGCGAAGGTGACTCAGGCCGTAGTTGATTGCTCGGCCTTTGTTGAATTTATCGCCGTCCTCGAAAAAGCAATTTGTTGGATAGCAATCAACGCCAAATTTCCGGCAAAGGTCTTGCGTTGCTTTATCCTCGGGAGTGGTCACGACCACCATGCGGCAAAGGTGCGATATGTTTTCCGGTAGCGAGTGGGCAAGAAAATCGGAGTAATTGACGCAAACGACAACGGCTTCTATTTTCATAGCGTGGTGTCCTACGTGGGATTTAAAGCGGTAAGGTGACAACGGCGGGCAATAACAGCCTACCCCGAACCGATCCAAATTTATAGCCCCTAAGGAATTCACTGCTAAAAACACCACCCGTTAGGGTTTATTCAACCGTTTATCGTGCCACTCTTTTATCGCCGCTTGCACTTCGGCAATGATTACCGCCATGGAATAAACGGCGCCCTTTGGTCTTTTTTCCTCTAGTTCTAATAAGCGCTTTTTGATGACGCTATCGACTTCGCGGGGAGCTCATCGGCCGCGCTCTTTTTGTATGTCACTGTCCATGGTCCGCCTTTTTAGACACCACCGATTCGCGCCCATTGGCCGGTAAAGTCAGTATGACTTGCGGCGCGTTAAAATCGCCTTGGTGGTGTATTTCGTCTTTTACTTTTCCAATTAGCCTGTTTAGCAATACGTCTAACGCCTGCATATCGCCCTTTTCCATGATGCGCAAACATACTTGGGCCATCATGCATTTAATCACGGGCTCATCGAAAGCGTTTTCAGCGACTAGGCGCAAACGATGGACGTTGCCCTTGACGACTAAATTACCAATATCGACTAATTCTTTTTTGGTTAGGTTCTTTAATATCTTTAATTCAGGCAATTCCTTATGCCGACCGTTCGTGTTTCCACTTTCGCCCTTGCGCCAACGGTACTGCTCTGGCGGCGGTTTTGGATTCCTGTTTTTCTTTTTCTGTTTAGGCGGCGGCGACGGCGGTAGCGGCGTGTCCCATCTAAGCTTTTTATCGACCTTTTTGGGCCTTCCATGCTTAGGCTTATCGTCCATGGCTTGATTTACTCAAATGGTTGTAATTAGGCTTATGTTTATAAACACACATTAAATAGCCCCTAAATGCCTCGCGGGTTTTATTCCGGCGAAATTCATTTAGGGGCGCATGTGTTTTTAGTTTTCGTTGGTCCATTGGCCAATAATATCTGCCCCGCGTTGTCAAGGCAAGATAATTACCGGCAAAATTCGCCGGGTGACGCGGCGAGCCCTATCACCATTCGGGCAAAAACGCCGCAAACGGCCATAAGCAATCGACTATGAACAACACGCCGACCACTATGGCTGCTACCAGCAACACAACTTGATAGTCCGGCGGCGGACCCAGTAACTCACCCCCCACTTGCCCCCTCCGATTGCAAAAACCGCCCCAGGCGGGCCGAAAGCATCATTACCCCTACCAACATACCCCCCAAGCCCAAAACGCATAGAACAGCCATGTGCGGCCCCCTCAGACATAAAGGCCGCTTTATTGCGCCTTTCATGGCCTATCGGCTGAGGGGCAACAAAACTTTAGCACAATCTTAGGCCCCGCGCCGCGCTTTAAGCGTCACGAGCATTCGCGTGAATTCGGCCAGTGGTAACACCACTAGCGGGGGTTTACGGTCGCCCTGAGTGATTAACACGGGCACTTCGCCCATGAGCTCGTCGGCCGTTACTTCCTCGATCGCGTCCGGCCTAGCGTACTTGCGCCCGCGCTTACACTGAATTTTATAAGGGCCGGTGTTCACTAGATCAACACCATTCGCCTCAGCACCCTGGTACTCCAAATGTCGCCGGCAATCGGGATAAACTACTTTTAATATATTGGCGATGAGGCGTTCAAACGAATGCCCCTTGGTTCGGCTCATTCTGCCAATGCGCTTTCGGTCAATTAATTTGGCCATTTTATGCAATCCTTTGCCTGATTTATTTTAGTCCATACACCCGTATGGTGGGGGGTGGTAGGACGAGGGGGTGACTTGAACTTTCCCTACTTAGCTACATAGAACTAGACACCGCATATACTGCATATTGTTTATACATAATATTTATCCTGTTTATTTTAGATGCTTATTCTATATACTCCATATACTTTTTCAAGTCACCCTATCACCCTAAGGGGTTAAAAATGGAATATGATTGGTGTTTTTTGGT